CGTTGGCGTAGGTTGATCAGACTGGAACGTACTGTTACGAACATAAGACGTTGGCGTAGGTTGATCAGACTGAAACGTACTAGGTCGAACATAAGTCGTTGGTGTTAACTGATCAGACTGAAACGTGCTAGGTCTAATAAACGAACTAGGTGTTGGCTGTTGACTCTGAAATCCAGTACTAGGTCTAATGTACGAACTAGGAGTCGGTTGTATACTCAGAAATCCAGTACTAGGTCTAATGTACGTACTGGGCGTTGGTTGAACACTACCAAAAGCAACACTAGTTCTTATATAAGTCGTAGGCGTAAGTTGATCAGACTGAAACGTGCTAGGTCTTATATAAGTCGTAGGCGTAAGTTGATCAGACTGGAACGTACTGTTACGAATAAACGAACTAGGCGTTGGTTGTTGACTTTGGAAAGTACTGTTACGAATAAACGAACTAGGTGTCGGCTGTTGACTTTGGAACGTACTAGGTCTAATGTACGAACTTGGTGTCGGTTGTGCACTCTGAAATCCAGTAGAATTACGGATATATGAACTAGGCGTTGGTTGTGCACTCAAAAATCCAGTACTAGGTCTAATATACGTACTAGGCGTTGGTTGTGCACTCAAAAATCCAGTAGAAGGTCTAATGTACGTACTAGGCGTAGGTTGAGCAGACTGGAACGTACTGTTACGAATAAACGAACTAGGCGTTGGTTGTTGACTCTGAAACGTACTAGGTCTAATATACGTACTGGGTGTTGGCTGTTGACTTTGGAAAGTACTGTTACGAATAAACGAACTAGGCGTAGGCTGTTGACTCTGGAACGTACTGTTACGAATAAACGAACTAGGCGTTGGTTGTTGACTCTGAAACGTACTAGGTCTAGTTTGTATACTAGAATAACTACTAGGTCTAGTTTCAATAGACTGATAATTTGCAACTGACGTATAGTTTGCAAGGAAATCGCCCGCATACGCAGCAGTAAAAGTCGAGTCGGATTTTACTTGAATTGTATCTGTCGCAGTACCACGAGCAACCCATGTACCAGCGTCCGTTGGAGCTCCTTGAGTTGCAGAACGTATTTGATATGCACCAATCCCAGGATTTGCTCCCGCACTTTTTGCATTGGCTCCTACAATATCCTTAATTCTCTGACCCAACGTATATTGAATCTGTTGTTGGGTCATTCTTTGTAGACCCTGATACTCACCACCACGGCCACCACTACGTTTTACAGCAAGAGGTAGATATTGTCCATCTAACTGACCACTTATTTTTGGAGGTGAAGTAGGAGCGGTTCCCGTATATCCGGATTGTCGAAGATACAAATTGTATGCAACTGATGTGCCATCTGTTCTGGTATCAGTAAAAACATTACTGAGAGCAGAAACATAATCTGATCCTGGCGAAGAAGACGCAAGTCTGTATGTGCCAGGATATTCTTCAGAAAGGATTGTTTTTAAAAGACGATTACAGAGAACGTTCATCTCTGAATTGTTCATTTCTTTGATACGACCATTAGCAAAGTCGTAATATATCATACCTCGACGGTCGCTCCCAGTTTCATCGGAGTTGCCGGGTACCTGATAAACAGTATAATCAGTAGAACCAGTAGTAATTGCAGTACCGGGGTGTGTACCTACAGGTTCATTATAAAAAGTGTCTGTGAGAGTACCAACTACAGCGGAAGTTGTTGCCTTTGTTAACGCTCCTTTGGCCGTTGACCCTTGCTCACCCAGGCGAATTCCTGCTTGATATGCAAGGTACGACTCCTGAGCCAAAGTAAACCCAGTTATGTCTCCTATCGCATTAGCACGTAATGGAGTAGCATCTCTTGACATTAATACACCCGTTTATGGATTCAAAAGAACACCAGCGGAATCGTAGATATCTATCAATCTTCTATTGTTCTCATTGATTGCAGATACAAGATTCGTGTTGTCATCAGTATTTAGTGTAGTTCTATCTCCCATATCGGAATCAAGTTCATTAATTGCACCTGCTACGTTTTGATTCGTTGTGTCTAGTGCACTATCAGTATATATGTTTCCAGAGAATCGTGCATCCAAGTTAGAATTAAAATTCAGTGCTTCGGTGGTACCATTCTTGATAATAAGATTACCAGAGGAATTCGTAAATGTTGCGAATGTGGTACCTGCATCTTTAAGTAAAATGTCTCCACCGTCGGCGTTTAATATGATGTCTCCGGTGATATCTAATGTGAAGTCAGAAGTTACAATATTAGAAATTGTATTGGAAATAATTTTCATGTTTCCAATACGTGCAGAATCAGAATAGATACCCATCCATCTAGAATCGTCATCACCTAATTGGAATGCACCATCTGTTGCTGGAATAATATTTGAGTTAACTTTCGCACCAAAGTTTACGGTGTCGATAGACTCATCACCTAACGTAATCGTACCCGCACTAGGACCACCGTTTAATGTTGCAATACCCGCAACCGTTAATGCACCGTCGATGTTTACATCACCAAGGAAACGTGCATCATCATCGGTAAACTTAAGTAAGTCGGTACCTGTCTTGTTTACGAATACTGCGTTACCATTAGACTCACGATACTGGCCGTATTGTGTTCCTGCATTGGTGAATCGAATATTACCGTCACCTGCATCAAGGTCGATTGCTCCCGCAACATCTAGAGTTAAGTTACCAGAAGGAACATCGATTTCTTTATTTGTGCCGGCAATGAAGTCAAACTGAGTAGTGCCCGCATCTTTAATTGTTACATTACCACCATCCGCATCTAGAGTTATGTCGCCGGCGACATCTATGAATAAATCACCTTGAGGCACTTCAATTCCTGTGGTGTCGGAATCTGCCACACCCATGCGATAACGCATAAAGGTAGTACCACTTCTCCTGAAGAAGATGTCACTATCAGCAGCGTCTAGGTAAATATCGCCTGTTACATCAACAATGTAATTACTAGGAGCAACGATTGTATAGTTACCATCATTAGCTAACGTGTGTGTGACAGTATCACCACCTGTACCATTCTTAAAGATAATGTCGTTACCATCAGCATCTAGGGTTATATCACCAACAGCGTCTACTGTAAAATCACCCCCAACGTTTGTAGTGAAATTTCCACCAGCAGTTTGAGTGAATCCGTTTCCAGACGTTTGACTGATAGAACCAGTGAGTGCCGTTTGTGTAATCGAGTTGTTTGCGGTCAACGTATAGTTAGTGGCCGCAGAATCTCTCATGTATGTACCAGATTTGGTTACATGAAAACCTGAACCTGTTTCGGTATAATTACCCGAAATGTCTAACGTAGGAGCAGACGTTACTCCAAAAACATATCTGTTCGCAGTGATTGCACGAAGATGAATCTGATCACCATCTGCTTCGAGATAAATGTTGTTCGAAGCGTCAAGGGTTAAATCAGTACCCGTTAGTTCTTGAGTTGATGTTGCGGATTGAACAATCGAACCCGAACCTGATACCGTATAGTTTCCAGTAACATCGAGTTGTGGAGTTGCATCAACGTTAAACACCATACGAGTGTTTCCGTTGTTTTCGAAATTGATTTGTTCTCCACCAGCATCGAGAGTAATATCATCGGACACATCCGCAGAATATGTTCCCGTAACATTTGTTGCGAAGTTACCACCGGAAGTTTGAGTAAATGTACCACCAGACGTTTGTGCAATTGTGGTTCCCGCAACTAAAGAGTAACTAGTACCTGCTGAGTCTGCAATAGAACCGTCTACATCAACCGTGTAATTACCACCCGCAGTTAAGGCATAGTTTGTACCAACTGTATCGGTGATCGTTGTACCAGCGACTCTTTGAATAGAAGTTAGAGCGGAATCAATTAATAAACCATTAATGTTGCGAGTAAGGTTGCCAGTCCAATTCTCATTATTATTGTTACCTAAATTAAATTGAAGTCTTAGGCTAGCACCATCTCTGAAGAAAATGTCATTTCCGTCAGCATCTAGAGTGATGTCACCTACAGCATCGATGATAACATCATCTGGAGCAGTAATTGTGTAGTCTGCATTATTTGCTAACGTATGAGTTACTGTATCTCCCCCAGCACCATTCTTAAAGACAATATCATTACCATCTGCATCAAGAATAATATCTCCTAACGCATCTAGTGTAACATCACCATTAGGAAAATCTAATTCGACAGAACCCGCAGCACTGTCATAGGTGATTTGCATGTGTACGAAATCACCTTTCTTACCATTTACAATGAAAAGATCTGAACCATCGACACGAAGATATAGATCTGAGTCAGCTTCCTTGACTCGATAATCAAGTTCAATTAATGCACCGACAACATCGGAGTCGAGTTGAAACGAAGGAGTATGACCCCATGGATTTGCGTTTGTTTGTAATCTACGCTTATCTCCAAGATCGTCACTGATCTGGTTGACTTTCCTACGAAATGTGTTTATACTGTCTGTTAAACTTACTATGGTAGGTCTGTCGTATCCGTATGGGTCTGCCATTATAGTTTCTCTAGAATCTTGGTTAACATGTCTTTCATGTCTGATACTTCAGACTTCAGATCTTCGACTTCGCTGCGAAGAATCTCATCTTGTTGCTTCTTATCTTGACGAGCTCGTTTCCTTGCTCTTGCTGCGTCGGCGTCAGTTCTATTTATACTCACTACCATTCCGGTATCTACATCTTTACGTAATCCTGGCGCACCATCTACTTTTGCTAATTTCATTAATCCACCATCGCAATTGCTCTAAGATCTCTAAATCTAGGCACTCTACAAACGTTACTTGATTTCATTACAATTTTTAATTGGAATTGTGTGAATTCTGGTAGAGTTCCTTCTGTACCACCAATAAGATATTCGTATTCACGGAATATAGTCTTGTTAGCATCTTTAGGTTGTACATTTTCTGCTTCAACTTGAATCCACGGTCTGGTATCTAGAAGGTCACCATCTGCCGCACGATACACTCTATAATACATTTCGAAGTTGGCTTCTGGTGGAACATTTGCTGCAACCAAAACTTTAAGACCCGTAGCATCTTCGATTAATGTAACAGGTTTGGTTACATGTTTTGCAATCGATGTTCCTGATACTGGATCCGTTTCATCAACGTATAAGATAGGTACGTTTTGTGTGTTGTTTGGAGTCGCCGCAACTTGGTTGTCAATTCGGTTTTCTGTAAATGCAAAAGATGCTCTCTGCATATCAATAACAGGAGATACGTATCTACTTGGTGTAGACATTGAAACTTTCACCAAGACCGATTTATTTCTTCCCGGCTTTCCTTCTTCGTGTGGTTGATACACTCCTTTGGGCGAATCAAAAACAATGGTGGTGCCTGGTGTAAATCGTCTAAAATTAGCATCTCGACTAAATCGATTTGCTGCATCGTTACCCGCATATGAACATCCACTAGTAAATTTAGCGTCAAATGCAATTTGAGTATTAGTTGGTACGATATGGTCAAAGGTAGGTAACGCTTGTGAAGCGTTAATGTTTCTTCGACTAATAAATCGCTCACCGAACCTTCCGGTTCTCGTAGCGACACTATCTGCTGTGAATTGATAGTTATTCGCATCGAATGCTGAAACCGTTAATGTTCTCGAAGAATTTGGTAACATGCTTGATCCTAAGATACCACCGTAACGAGTATCTGAATCTAGATAAGTTAAATACACTCTATCACCGACTCTGAGACCGTGGCCAGGTGCATTTACCGTCACAGTAGAACTAGAAGAATCGAGTAGTACTCCATCGTATAGAACTTGTGAAGGAATATTTCTATTCTCAAGATAGATTTCCGCTTTCTCACTAAAATCTGCACGATGCAATTGATACATCATGTCTAATTTTTGTGCGGGTTCCCAAGTTTTTGCATTCTGAGACTTGAAGAAAGAACCCAAAGATGGTTGTTGTGTAATACGTGCAGAGGTAGAACCAATTTCAAATTGTTCGACTTCAGAAACATACACTTTATAAGCAACCGTATTTGGTGCAACAACTACAATTGCATATTCAGTATATGGTGACAAAAAGATGGGTTCTTCGAATTCAAACGAAGTTGGATACTGAAGAACGTCTGCCATCGTTACTGTAGAAAGTCCTCCAGTATCAATCGGAGTCTTAACATCTGCAGCTGCAACAGTTACTCGTGAACCTGGCACGATTTCTACTGATGCAGGAACTCCATTAACCGTGGGACGAATTTGTACCTGTACAGGAATTTCAGCATCTTTTGATGAAAAATAAAGATCGACTTTAGTTAGGAAAACCCCAAACCCATTATCAACATTGAATGTTTGTGCAATTGGATCATAATAGGTTCGTTCGTCAATTGTTTGATCTTTACGGTAAACCGATTCGTTTAATGAACCAGTTTGATCGTATGCACCATAGTACTGCGCTTCTCCGTCTACAGTATCTCCTGTCGCTGCGGAAGTTTCTACTAATTTTTGAGCCTCAACTTGGGCGTTCGTATATGCATTCCCTTGTTCATCCGCTACAGGAAGGTCTCCTGCGATAAGATAACCACCAGCAGCGAAATTTTCTGCATTAATAAAAGTAAGGTTTGCTCCTGCTAAATCTGCATCCGACCACGCTCCAGAATTTCCTTCAGAACTAACTTCAATTGTGGTGCCCGGTTCATATCCTAATGCATCACATTGTCCATCAGTCAATCCAGAACATGGATAGATTTCATCAACAACTGGCGCAACAGGGTCTTCTACAAGTGCATCGTCATCCGTAGATTGATCTCCTGCCCCTGTATCAGAAGGATTTTGGGAATTAAAATCAGTCTCAGATGCAGAACCATCAGCAAGACCCGTATCCGTTGTTTCGGTGATTACACCATCATCTTCTTCTTCTATTAGAGTATACGTACTCGAAGACGAACTTGTCACACTAGACGATTCAACATTTGTTGTGGTATCTGCAAGTTCAATAACTCTAGTACTTACAACCTCCTGTTGACGTGTTTCCAAAACACCTTGTGCGGTGTATGTTGCTTCTGCTTTGGCCAATGCTTTCGATGGTGTATTTACAGATATATCTAAAAGTTTGAACTGTCTAGCACCAGTAGCAAATCGAATTACATCTGTTCTTTCAGGTTCAGATGGATCAGCCGATATTTCTGATGTTACCGTACCAGTGTTTGGAATCCAGAAAGATCCTATAAGTTCCCCTTTACTGTCGGTAGTGAGAGTAGACTTTCCATCAGGATGTTCTGTCTGGTTGAACAGGTATTGTGGTTGTTCGTCATCACGATCAGACCAATTAACAAAAGAGGATTCTGCACGAACCCAATCCGCAACTGCTCGGTCATCAAAAAAGGCATACATCTGAGTATTCGGTCTCAGACCTTCTGCTTTAAAATAAATTTTTCTTGAACGAATCCATGGAATAAATGCAGTTTGTACAACACGATCATTTACAACTTCGGTCACCACTTCGTTCGATACTACTGTCGTTACTGTAACGGGAGTAGAAGTGTTTGTAGTAGTCGTTGTTTCTGTAGTTTCGACTTCATACGTTTCTCCGTCTTTTTCTTCCGTTGTAATAGAAGATGAACTTGTAGAGTTCGAAGTAGAAGTACTTGTACCGCTCGATCTTTGTAGTTCCGCACCAACCTCTAAATTGCTAGGATCAATGCCTGCCCATGACCATTCGTCTTCGTTCCATGAGACAGCGTTAGTAGCATCTATACGAACACCACCATCAATGACCTTATCTGGATCATATACAACATCTTTCCATTCGTCAGATGCAGGAGATAGTTTTAATACCCCAGCATAGTGCGGAACTAAAAATGGGTTGACAGGTTCGACTTTAGAAGCCTGCAATACAGAACTCCACGGAACTTCTCTGTACTTAATATAAACGTTATCCCCTTTCTTCACTGAATTCGAAGAAAGCGTATCGTTATATTTCATAGACACACTTTCTCTATCGAATGTGGGTCTCATCAACCTACCCTGAAGATCGATTGATGCTCGATATTCCGGACTTTTTACGTTTGAAAGAACATGATCTGAGAAATTGTCTACAAAGAATCCGGAAGTAGTTCTAACATCACCGGCTTCATTTAATAATACTGTGTTTTTCGTATCAAGTTCAAGCAAGGATAAAGAAACAACTTCTTCCAGACGTTCCAACTTCCTATCAATTGCTGCAATATCAGCCATCGTATATCTTTTCGAAATGATGGGTGTTATCTTAACATCTTTTGGTGTTAAGGTATTACCTTGCATAATAACTTTATACAGGGGTAATGAACCATCCGGAGTTTTTACGAACTGAGGTACCCTTGCGGCTTGGCCACGATGATACGCTAGTGTGCCATCTTGGTTAATTACTAACTTATCTGCTCTAGGTAAGTAATATGAAACGTCAGCAGTGATAACATTACCATTAATTGGTGATTCGAATGCATTTATTACCGGCGATGCAGCGGAATCGACAGATCTGTCTGGGCGAAAATCGATAACGTTTCTCATATTTTGAGAAGCGATGTTGAAGAAACTGTGAGTAGGAATGTCTTTATAGTCAATACCGATATATGAATTTACACTATAAAAATCACCACCTGCACCACGAGCAAAATAATCGAAATCAACATGAACAGGACCAGCATAACGACCCGTGTTTAAGAGTACACTCTGTCCATAAAAAGATTCAGTAATACGTTTGTCTAACGTAAAGTAATTAGAAATATTATTACCGTTTGCGCTATCTTTAATCGAATTGACTTGGTATACATCAGGGTATCCTAGTTGGAAAGTATTTCCTGCGGCAACCGCGCCCGTAGCGGTTGTATTCGTTAATGTTTTTGTTCTCTCCGTAGCATTTGCTTTTTGAACGAAAGCCAAAACATTGTACGTAGTACCATTTAATAGATTTCCTATTCTCAACTGAGTTGGATCGGAAGCAATGTACGAAAAGGTAGCAGAATCTCTAATTGCAGAATCAGCACTCGCAACTAAATTAGTAGAAATGTTGACAAAAGATTCACCAGTGGTTGAAAGTGATAGATCTAAATTACCAGATGCGTTTGCAGTTCCGCTCAGTTCTCTCTGTACAACAAACGAAACGTTCGTATCAGAAACATTTCCCGTACCTACTCGTTGAGGTCTCTTATTCGGTAGAGGAAACAAAAACGCCTTTTCAGTCTTAGATCCCAATACTTGTGTCTTTGCAGGAGTTCCTGTCTGAACTACGTTAAAGTAATTAGTAGAACCCGTACCTATAGAAGCAACATTTCTAAAACCATCCCCATCGTTGATACCCGCACCAAGTCCGTTATCACCAATAGAGTATACTTGTAATCTTAGATTTCCGTCTGCTTGCCTTTCAATCGCACGTGCAATAACGTAACCGGCTGATGCTCCACCACCATTGGCCGAATACTTTAGTCCAAGGACGGTGTTAAGAGGTGGTAAGTTTTTGTTATTATCTGGGTTTACGGTAACGTACTGATTGTACGAAACCGCAATAACATCATCGGTAATGGTTTCTGTTGCCGTTGGTTTTGGAATAAACAATTTAGATGCAGTAGGAATGTTTGCACGATAACCATTAACATATGCGGTCCCAGGCGACACCGATAGAAAATACTTGTCAGTGATTGCAGAATCAGCATATTCAAACTTGGCCTTGAACGGTTTAGCAACATAGTTACCAGACTCTTCGAAAGTTCTTTTTGCCAACAAGTCATTAATCTTGTTGTACCCGTCAGTACCGTCTACTTGTTGAACAATTTGACCATCTTCAATCTTACACAAGAAGACAAAGTTATCTCCTTCATTCAGCATTTCTTTTTTACATAACGCTAAACGAATTCTATATCGATCCGCACCAGGCGACGAAACATTAGGTGTACCACCCTGATTATCATACAACTGGTTGTTGTCTTCAACTGTAACAATATCCTGTAAGATTTTAAATCCGATAATTCCAGAATATCGATTGTTATATTTTGATAATACTACAGTTTGTGCTGGAGCATTAACAAATCGACCCAAAACAAAATAGTCACCATTTGTTGTAGATAACGAAGATCCTCTACCCGTTGGGTAAATTTTAGGATTAAAGTTTTCTGCTTCAACGGTTAGATTTCCGGCTGCAGCAGTCAATACTTCCCCAGGCGTAAACTTTACGGGAACCGCAGTTGCAGTATTCGAACCGTCATTTTTATATTTTACGAAAAGAGTGCTAGGGTCTCCTAGTCCAGTCGATAATTTATAAATTGCATGTGTAACGACTGCTTGTACACCTGAAGTTGCACCAGTAATAGTTTGACCCACATGATTTTTCGTTAATGTTCCACCAGCATCATCTAAACGTACATAGTCTAATCGATTGTTGATTGTTGGTGAGCCTGGGTTTACCATTGATCCATCTTTAAAAAGATGTGAACCCAGTCTTCTTATTTCCGCATTCAGAATAGATTGGAGTTCATTTAACTCTCTCGCCTGAAGTGCTTTACCTCCATTAAATAATACTTTGTGGTAACCTCTCTCTTGCGCCCAATCGTCTTTATACGTTGAAGAGAAACTATTTTTAGTAAATGTTTGTGGCATGTTTTTTCCCTTACAGGCGGATTACAATTTTAATATCTTCCGTTTGTTCAGTAGATCTATCCACTGCGGCTCTATTATCTGTATATAGTAAGTCTCCGGAGAACGGATCAATTTCTGCTGCTGAATCAAAATTAGAACCCAAAACAATTGCAGTGACACCCTGATTATTAGTCAACGCCTGACTACCTTGAAATGGTGCAAATCCTGTGGAATCGTTTTGGTGATACCATATCTGATTTTCTACGTTATCATAAAAATCTACCCAAGCTTTTGCTTGTGGACTACCAGATGTAGACTCGATAATATCGTCGATTTGGAAAACCCCACCAACAACATTACTAACAGATAATTTTTTCAGGAACAATCCTGTAGAAGAAGTAAAGTCAGCTCCGGCAGAAGTTTTTGGATTTCTAATAAGAGATACTTGTCGGAAATCGTTTGCAGCCAAAATAGTATCTGTTTCATCACCTTCAAATTTAGCGTTTAGCATTACGGAAATTCCACGTAAATCATCTAAAGGATTCCCGCCAATTCCATTCGGTGGAGAAAAAACAACCCTTGCGGAACCAGTACCACCACCACCAATAATTGCTTCTGCATAATCATAATCTCGACCCATATTTTTATCACCATTGGTCGAATCGTCTAAGGTAATTTTAATTACATTTCCGTTCGCATCAATTGTCGCTGTTGCCGCTGCGCCAGAACCATTACCTCTAATCTCAACAGATTGAGTTGTGGAAGGGGGGTAAGATCCAGACCCATTGTTCGTGATCACAAGATTTACGACAGATTTTGGATGTGTTGTTGTAGCAAAATCTTGAACTATTTTTTGTTGTTGTTGAGTCGCAGGATCATCAACCCCTGCGGAATCGAAATAAAATACTGGAATAAATTGAGAGGTTACATATTTGTTGGTATCAGCTGCAGAAATCGTATACATAAATTTCCATGTATATCCATCTGCAAGAGTCTGAGGAAAGTTGGTCGTACCTGTAGGTTTAACAGTGGATCGTGTAGCATCGCCCCCACCATCTTTACCCTGTTCTAAACAGATATAAACTTGGTTTTCGTCAGTCAAAACATAATAGCCGTTTGTTGGATAATTTGCTATTTTATCATCATATGCAGGATAAATTGTATTGGCAATCCAGTTAAACCGTGGAATTACATATGAGAAATTGTTGACAATTTTTCCACTCTGAAGACCCAATCGGGTTTCTCTTGCTCTGGCGATAGACGATAATTCATCTCCACCTAAAAAGACTGGTGAAGTGTCAGTGTTATTCCATTCGTCAGATTTACCTAAACCGATGTAATATCGATTGTCAGCACTATCAAAGTCCTGTTTAAAGTAATCGAGAAGAAACTTTTTATACGGATTAGTGACAACTGCTGTCATTTATCTCTCCACTATGCTAATGTTATTTTGGGATGACCCTGATTAATTAACTGCCATTTACTTCCATCCCAAAGAAGATGTGCAGTTGCAGAATCTAAATCCATTTCTGTATTACCATCAGGTAAATCTAATGCCGCGCTACCTGAATTAACAGTAACAGTAAAATTCCCTTGATTTACTATATATTTCATCTGTCCAACATTACTTCCTGCTGCTATACTTTTAGTATCCGCACCAGCAGTGTACGTAAGAAAATGAATTGCTGGAGTTGAAGGTATAGTACCACCAGAAACAGAGATTGTTTCTTCGCCAAACGCAACCTCATCTTCGAGTAGAACTGGTTTAGTTCCTTTACCTCTAAGTCTAAGTGTGATGTTTGTGTCTGTTCCTCCCGGCTGAAGATCAATATCATTACCCGATGTTGAATTACCGATTTTCAGATAATTTACAACGGGGTTTGCAGTCAAAGGTCCAATATCATCGAAATACACTACTGGTTCTGCATCCGCATTTTTAATAAATCCAGTAAGGTCGGGTTCGTTTAATACCGCAGAATCTAAAGTTTTATTTGTTAAGGTCTGTGTGTGAGCTTCCATCACAAAAGTATCGTCACCTGTCAATAATGGTAAACGAATTAAACGATCTGCCGCTAATTCAGCAGGATAAACCTTATAGTTATGAGTTGCGGAAAGATCTGCAATGAAAGGTGTTCCTAAAGAACACGAATCTAAAGTTTTATTTCTTAATGTCTGTGTTGCAGAGTCTAATACAAAGTAAGAAGGGGAACCTCCTGCTGCAAAGTTTGGAATAAGAGTGAAATTGTCTTGAGTGGGATTTACCACACCAATAGAAGTTTTAAATCCCGATACACCTTGAATCAGGATTTCGTCGGAATCAAACTCAATTCTGCTCGACAAGACATCAGCAGTACCAAACTTTTCGTATATTTCCTCAAAGTTTGCGTTGATCTTGTTTGCGCCTGAACGCAGACTGTCTCCAGTTCCATCGTTTGCGCTTGAACCTGTGTTAATGATTTCTCGTGTCATGTTTTAATCCAAACTTGTTAAATTCTATTTATACGTTATTGTCTATCGAACAAGGCAATTGATCGTTCAACTCCTGGCTTACCATCACCAGAAGAATCCAAATCGAACCTAAGTGTTCCAAGACTCGCTTCTCCACTTGTATCACTATCCATATCGAACGTTGGATATACAGGGAACCATGCAGAATCCGCTGAAGTATTGGAATAGCCAATACCGAACCCATCTAAAGGTTTCGAAATTACATACCCATCCACTAACTTTAATAACGAAGGGAACGAATTATCTAGTGCCTGTAAAGACTGATGTTGAAAATATTTAATATTAGATCGTGTTGCGTCTAATCTTACCTGACCCAACCCATCATTATATTCAGAATCCCATATCGCATATTGTTCCAAACGTGGTAGAATAGATCCGATGGAAAGATCTGCAATACCCTCTAAAATAGGAACAATAGGATCTGGTAGACCCGCAAAGGGCATTTCCTTTAGACCTGTAGGAGAAGTTAATGGTTCTTGTAAAGACGTTCCTAAAAAGGCTTCACCAAGAGCAACTACCTCACCCGCGATATAGAATCCCGCAGGGTGTACAAAAAGTTTGTAGATATCTAACCACTGAGAAACCGACAAACCGGAACGAACTAATATCGAAAAAGTTTGATATAATTTATCATCAGTTAGAAATCTAAAATCATCACCACCCAACTTAGAATCGTTCAGTGTAAAGACATTCTCTTTTGGATAGACAACATCTGGATCTTCACCAAAAAACATTCTAAAAAATTGTTGTATAGAATATTTTGTACCTTTGGATCGATATAAAGTATTAGAGAATTTTGCAGCAGATCTTTTATCCTGAAATCCTTCGAAGTATGCTTGTCCTAATAATAGTTCATCTTCGATGAATAGTAGTAATCTTTCGTCAATTTCAGAAACGTCTCGTGTTTCAAAAAGATGCAATAAAAGTTCGGTTGCCGAATTTTCTTCAGACTGCCACTCATAATAAGCTTTGAATAAAGAAAATAATTTAGGATATTTGTTTTGGAAGTCTAACGGAAGAACCTGTTCGATTCTACGATCCGTTAATCGCAACTCTCTCCTATTTTTGTCTATTATACCTGCGTGTGACATATTAAGTTGACGTTACTACGTTTCCTCTAGTTGCTGATAATCCTTCGTCGAAGGATAAAATGTTATTCCTAACCGGAGAAATTGCACTTTGATTCGCTGGCGTTACAGATATCTTAATGTAGTCTACCCCGCCAGGTATTGCGTCTGGAGCAAATCCGATTAATTGTACATCACCATTGGTTTTTACTGTTCCTATATTATCTACCAAGATTTTATTCGCATCAACATCTATTATTTGTATGATATTGGTGTTTAATTTATTTCTTAATACACATCCTTTATTCTGAAAAGTAAAATTACTTGATTCTAAAATAGCAGTTAAATCATCTGGACTTGATATATCAACAGGGAAACGAACAAGGTAGTCCGTTTTTGATCCTAACCTAGAGGTAATTGTAGTAGTACCATCATTATTTTCTTGGGCTACTTGCGGTATTAATCTTTGTTGCATTTTTACTGAACAACGAGAAGACAATACTGCTGGACTTACATCATCTACTAGTGTTAAAAGATTAGAACGTC